ATATAATTATAATATATTATTTATATATAATAAATATTATATATAATAAATATTATATATATAAATATATATATAACAGAAAAAAATTTTTTTATGAAAAAAATAGTTTCTTTGTTTTAAATAAAAAAACACTATTTTTTTCTTATTAAAAAATAAAAAATTGCTACTTTTTTTTATAAAAAATTCCCCGCGGTCGTTTTGTGTGTTTTTTTTATAGTTTTAATAGTTTTAAATAATTTTTAAAATACTTGATTTTTTTTTAAAAAAATATATAATAGTTTATATTTTACTTATATAAATCAAACAATTATGAGAGGAAAAAAAACTCCAATCAAGAAAAGATTGATGGTTATCAAAGAAAAACTTAAAAATCCCGATTTATCCACAAGGGAGCTTGCTAAAATAACCGGTGTAAATAAAGAAACTAATAGGCAAATAATTAAAGAAGATTTACCGGGCATTTTGGAAAAATCTGGCGTATTAGCAAAATTGATAGATGATAACAATGAAATTTTAAATATAACTTGAGATTTATTGATAAATAAACTAAAAAAATGAGAAAAAATAAAAATTGAGGAGATTTTGAAAAGTAGAGATTTAGCATTTAAACAAAACAAATTGATGGAGTTTGTTGATAAAGATAAAGACTTTACCATTAAGTTTGAAATTTAATGAAAGAAATTAAATTAGATTTAAAGTTTTTAAGACCTTTTCAAAAAGAGTTTTTTAAAAACTATAAAAGGTTTAATGTGCTAGTATGTCATAGAAGGTTCTGAAAGACTGTATTGTCGATTGTTTTTTTGTTATTTAGAGCATTACAAGAAAGATGATTATATTGATATATTGCTCCCACTTACAAACAAAGCAAAGCAATAGCTTTTGATATGCTGAAAAAATTTAGTGAAAAGATCCCCCAAAGTAAAGTAAACATTTCAGAGTTGACAGTGGAATTATTAAATTGAAGTAAGATAAGATTATTTTGAGCTGATTATCCTGATAGTTTAAGATGATTAGATATAAGGGGAGTAGTTTTTGATGAATATGCACAACAACCTCCTAGTATTTATGGGGAGATAATTTTTCCAATGATAAATGCAAACAATTGATGGGCAATTTGGATTTGAACACCGAAATGAAAAAATAATTTTTATGATTTATATAAAAAAGCAATTACAGATGAAAAATATTATACAATGTTATATACAATAGAAGACACAAAATTATTAAATGATGAACAATTAAAACAAGCAAAAGAAGAGATGAGTGAAGATGAGTATAATCAAGAATATCTTTGTAGTTGGAGTTCGGCTATAAAAGGAGCATATTATAGTAAAGAAATAAGTGAATTAGAAAAACAAAATAGAATATTAAAACATTTACCAATAGAAACACAATTAAAAGTAAACACATTTTGGGACTTGTGAATAAATGACACAACAGTTATTTGGTTTGCACAATTTTTTTGAAAGGAAATAAGAGTTATAGACCATTATGAAAATAGTGGTGAATGATTTGAGCATTATATAAAAATATTAAAAGAAAAAAATTATAATTATGAAAATCACTATTTTCCTCACGATATAGAAGTGAAGGAATTACAAACTTGAATTAGTAGAAAAGAGTATTTAATTAAAAGCTGAATAACAAACATAAAAGTAGTTCCTAGATTGAGTATTCAAGAGTGAATTGATGCAGTAAGAAGAGTTTTAAAATATTGCTATTTTGATGAAACAAAATGTTTTAGATGAATAGAAGCATTGAAACAATACCATAAAGAATATGATGAAAAAAATAAAATATATAAAAATTCACCTTTACACGATTGGACTTCAAACAGTGCTGATTGATTTAGATATTTAGCATTGAGTTATGAAAATATTACAAAAACAAAAACAAAAACAAAAATTTTTGTTCCTAATTATATAAAATAGTCTTGATTTTTTTTAAAATTTGTTTATTTATTATTGTTGTTTTTATTTTTTTTTATCTATAATGATAGAAGAATTAAGAAAAAAAGTAGTAAGGGAGTATGAAATGTGATACAATCACGTTTCAGCAGAAATAGAAAGAAAAAAAACAATACTTGAAAAAGTATTACCTTTGACTATTCCCGAATGACAAGTGAAAATTCCATTGTTATGGAGAAATATGCAATTGGAATTAGCACTTTTTTTGACTGATGAGTTAGATATAAAATTTTTATCAAGCTGATGAGTGTTGGAAAATGAAATAATGAACAATGCTAATTTAATGGCTCAATTCGATTATGTTGATATGAACCTAAAAGAAATGCAAGAGTCTATTATAAATTATAATGCATTGTATTGATTAGCTATTACAGTAATAGACGGTTGGGACGATGTAGAAAAACAACCTATAAGCGATATAATCAATCCATTACAATGTATTCCTGATCCAAACAATTATAGCTGAAGTAGGATGAGATTTTTTTGAATACAAAGAAGAGTGAGCAGGGAATATTTAGAAAATAATCCTTGATTTAATATAAAAAATGTTGACTTTATATCAAGTCAAGAAATAACAGAAATAAAAAGAGCAAATAATAGTGCAAACAATTTGTGAAATTTTATAGAAGAAGATGATTGATATGTAGATATTTATGACCACTTTACCACCTATAATTGAAGCAAACGGCTCACAACACGAGCAAATGACAGAACTATACTTATAAGAGCAATACAATTAGAACCTTTAACTAATGCAGAAAAGAAGAAACCTAATAAAGTAAAATTTCCTATTCAATTACATAGGAGAAAACCAAAATTTTGAAGTTTTTTTTGAGTAAGCATTGCAGATGAAATTTTGATGTTTCAAGATAATATAACAAAACTAACTAATTTACAATTGATACAAGCAAATCAATTAGCTTTATGAGCTGATATTTTTGTAGATAGTAGATTATGAATAGATACAGAACTTTTAAGTCAATGAAGTCCTTGATGAAGAATAATCCCTATTGAAAATGATAGCTGAATGCTAACACAACAATGAATATACATAAATCAATTACCTAATCCAAGTAATCATATTGATAATATGATTGCTATGTTAGAACACAGATGAATGCAAACAACAAATATTAGTGAGCAAAGTTTTTGAATAAGTCAAGCTTGAAATCAAACAAAAGCAGAAGTACAAACTTTACAACAAAATATAAATCAAATATTGATATGGATATCTAACAATTATTTAAATTGACAAAGAGAATATTGGCAAGAACATTATAGAAATTATTGTTTAAATTTTATTAAGTGAAAAAAACTAATAAGTTTATTTCAAAAGTGAAATGCTATTTCTAAAACATTGAAACCAGAAGACTTTATTGCAGATTGAAAAGTGAGTGTTTTTATTACAAGTAAAAGTCAAGATGCATTAGAAAACGATAAAGAATTTAATAAGTTATCTATTTTAGCAAACCTATATTTACCTAATATGAAACCTTGATTTTGAATAAATACATTATTAAGGAGTTTATGAAACAAAGCAAATATAAGAAATTTTGTAGCAGAAAATTATATATATGAAACACCCGATGAAATGAATGCAAAAGCAAATTTAAGTTTAATCAATCATAATATTGAAGTGCCTTGACCACAACCTTGAGAGGATTATATGACTTATATACAAATATATAAACAAGCTCTTGATACAAAAGTAAAAAGAGATATACTTTTAAAATATGAATTAGCATATAAAATGGATGAAGAAATGAAAAAACAACAAATGATACCAGAACAGCAATGACAATGAAACAATGCTATATTATGAATGGCAATGAATAATTTAAATCAAAATACACAAACAAGTCTAAAAAATAGTTTAGTAAAATAAATAAACAAAATGAAAATAACAAAAGAAGAAAAAGAGTTGCTAAAAGAATTAAAAAATCATCCTTGATTTAAAATTTTAGAAAAAATTGAAGATGAAGCAATAAATAATTTATGAAAATTTTTATTAAATAGTGATTTAAATAATGAAAAAGACATAGAAGTTATTAAAAAAAATCAAATCTATGTAAAAGCAAGAAGGGACTTTATGAAAAATATTGATAACCATTTAAAAGAAATATATACACCTAATGTTTCATAGTTATTCTATTTAATGTTGTTTAATTAAATAATTAATTAATATTAAATGGAGTGGCTAACTCTTTAAACATAGTATTTTATTTGCTAAAAAAAAAGGAATGGCAAACCTAACAGAAGAAAAAAATCCAAATATGGATGAGGATGAAGTTGTTGAAGATAGTGAAAATGATGAAGTTGTTGAAGATGGTGAAAATGATGATGAATTAGAAGAAGAGAATAATGATTATTCTAATGAACCCGACGAAATAGCATACGAACAAGCTATTGAATGGAAAAGAAAAGCGGAAAGACTAGAAAAAGCAGAAAAGAAACTTGTATCTCTCAAAAAAAAGTTGAAAGAAAACAGAAATTTATCTGAATATTATACTATTGATGACTTGAAAATTGAAAGATTTTTAATTCAATATCCAGAAATGGAAGACTTTAAAAATGAATTAAAAGCATATTTAGATAAATGAATATCATTAGAAGAAGCAAAAATTTTGATTGACAATAGTGATAGGTTGGTCAAAAAAAATAAAATCAATCAAATCAATGTTTCTACAAATGATTGAGAGCCTACAAAAAAAGTTTATACCAAGTCAGAACTTGCAAAATTAAGTTTTGATGAGTATAATAAAGTAAAAGATTTAGCTGATGATTGAAAAGTTGTAATTAAATGGTGATAATTTATTTAATTTATTTATTTTATTTATTTAAAAATTTATAATGGCAAATACAATAATAACACCTCAAATATTTACTAATGAGGTATTGAGAAATTTAGATAAAGAAGTAGTTTTTTTAGCTCATACAAATAGAAAATATGAGTGAGAAATAAAAAAAGCAGGTGATACTGTAAGAGTCCAAACTTTACCTACATTGACTTTTACAGCATCATCAATTTCTGGAGCTTGAGACTGTGCAAGCTCTGCCGTTGGAAGTTGACCCGGTGGAAGTATAGCAGCATCTGATTTCGCTATAACAGTTGAAAGTTTAACAATTAACAAATTTACAGAAAAAAGAATAATATTAACAGATTTAGAAATGACACAATCAAATCTAAATCTTGAAGAAAAAGTTGGAAAAAGATTTTCCGAATGAATATCAAGTTTGCTTGAAGATCAAGTGAGAGACCAAATATTAGTTGAACAAATTANTGATATACCTGCCGCTAATAAAATAAATTCCGCTACTCCCATAACATTAACTACCGCTAATGTATATGGTGAAATAATGAAGTTGAGGGATGCTTTAAGAAAACAGAATGTAAAAGTAAAAAATATGAAATTATTTATTTCTACCGATGTAGAAACTTTATTATTACAATCTGATTTTGTAAAAGGTTCTGATGCTTGAGTTTGAATAATGAAAAACGGATATTTATGAACAGTATGAGGTGTTCCTGTATATGTAAGCACATCATTAGATGCATCAAAAGAGATGATAATGATGGCAGAGGGAGCAGTAAATACAGCGGTTCAAATTGTAAAGACAAAAGTAGTTGATTGAGCAGATTGATTTTATACTAACATAATGGCAACAGTGGTGTGGTGAATGAAAATATTTGGGGAAAATGCAAAAGCTATTGCTGTAAATTATGTAGCATAAAATTAAATTATTAAAATTTATTTTTTAACAAAAGAAGACTATTATAATAGTCTTTTTTTTGTACTTGAAATTAAAACAAAAAAGATTATACTAAAAATGTGTTATTTTTTTTATTAAACTAATTAAATTAAAATGATAGAAATGATATGAAAAAAAAATTTTTCTATAAATAGAAATTGAAAAAAATTTATTTCAAATGATAAATGAGTATTAAATATTGATGAAGATTTAAAAGAAATAGCAATAGCTTATTGATTTAAGGAGACTAAAAAAAACGACGAATTAAAATCAAAAGCAAAAAAATAAGAGAATGTAAAAAAAAAGATTGAAATAAAGAAATTGATGATTATATTATAAAAAAGTAAAAGAATAAATAAACAATTATTTTAAAATAAAACACAATGATTAGTCAAGAAATAGAAAATTATAGAATAGATAACTGAATAGATAGCATACAATTACCTGACGAAAGAGCTCTTCGTTATTATAATAATTGAAGAGATGTTTTAATAGACTTTATAATATCAAAAAAAGAGGATTTCTTTTATGATGAAATTACCGCAGATATTGTAAGATGACAAAGAGAATATGTACTACCACAAAGATGACAAATTGATTGACTTGGCAATAAAATGTGATGACTTATAAAAATAAAGTGACTTTCTATAAAATATAAAGAAACGGATGCTAATTATACAAAACTAGATAATAGAGTTTTGGAAAATTTAGATTATGATTTAAATAGTTATAACAATTGAAACGAAAGTTTCTATGTTATAAGTGACAATTCTGTTTTTATTTATCCACTACCAACAGAAGATATAAATGAATGATTAAAAATATACTGAATATTTGTGCCTCCACAATTAGAAATTACAGATGAGGAAACTATTTTTTCACAACACAAAAAAGTAATAATGTTTTATGTTTGATATAAATATTTTTTAAGCTCTAAACAAATAGATATAGCAAACACACTAAAACAATATTTTGATATAGAAGTAAACAGAATTACAAAATCGATAGCTTGAAGAGTGCAAAGTCCTAAATTAAAAACTTTACCTAATTTAAAAAATTTTTATTAAATATGAAAAGACTAGTATTTAATAAATGGTATTGATGAATAAGTAATGACCCTAATATTTGACAGGTTGGGAGTTTTTATAATATGGAAAATGTAGATATAGTTAGTAATTTAAAATATGTTCAATTAAGTAAAAGAGTAAATCGGACTAGGATTAACTCAAGAGAATTAGGTTATATTGTTGCCTCTTTATATGAAAGTAATACAAATTTTCTTGAATTAAGTAATGATTGATATTTAAGTTGACTTTTAAACGATGAAGACGATTATTGATATGTAATAAATTGAAATTTATGATTGGGGAGAAATATATGAAAAATAACCACCTGAAGTTGAGTAGTTTATTGATTTTTAATAACAAGTAATTATTTTACAAAATGGGAATACCAACCAAATCGTTATGCTTTGTGATATTATGATGAGTATTGATGAATAAATAATGACCCCAATTTTAATACTACTACTTGATGGACTATTGGAACTTGATGGACTATCTCTTGATGATATGCAAATCATACTCCTTGAAATATACAAAGTTTAAGTCGCTCTTTATCTCCTACTGTATGACAAAAATATAGAGTAGCTGTTAGAGGTTGATTTATAAAATTTGGAAGTGTTGATGTAAAAATTTGATGAAATTATATTGGCACAATAAACTCCTCATCATTAAATAAAACTTTAACATTTTATTATACAGCATCAAATTCTAGTGAAACTCTTGAATTTATACCTAGTAGAAATTTTGACTGAGCTTTAGATTTTTGTTATATAGAAGAAATAAGGGCAACAAGTTATACAAAAAATTTTTCAAACGAAAAAACTCCTTATATAATATCTTGAAATTATATTTATATATGAAATGGAAATACAATTACTCAAGTTGATATGACCTCTTGAACACCCATAATTAGTGATGTATTAACAATAGATAAAAGTTTTTCAATAGTTTGAATAACAAGAATTGCAGACCAATTTTTTATATATGCAACAGATTGAACTAATTGAAAACAATATATTTGGGATTGAATAGAAACTTCGTGTTCAAGAGAGATTACCCGGATTGATAAACCTATATTAAATGTAGCAAATTTTGCTAATCAAGATTATATAATTGTTTGAACTAATTCAAGACAATGATTATATTTAGTTAATTGATATCAATTAAATGCTCTTGTTGTGACTGACGATTATGTAAATATATGGGATAGAATATATTTTACTCCTTCTCAAACAAATAGTATAGAAACCATTTGAAACAAGCTTTTAATATCTTGATATTGATGTGTATATAGTTATTGAAACAAAATACCTTGAACTCCCAATGCACTAGTAAAGTTATATACGCATAATTGATGATGACTTACAAATATATTTTATAAAGAAAGTCTTTGATATTTAATATTTATATATTTTAGTTGAATTATAGGAGACAATGATAATCATCAATGATTAGGTTATTTTGGTAATTATAGAGCACAAATCTATTTACCTTCTTGAAATAATAATGAAGAATATGCAAGAATTTGTGAAAATCATACTTGATGGATAGAAACTAATCCTATATTTTGAGAAACATATTCAAATACAAAACACACAACCAAAATGACTTTATGAGTAAAATTACAAACAAATACACAAATAAATGTTTATCAAAAAGAAAGAGAAGAAGAAAACTATGCTAATTTATATGTTAGTGGTCATAATTTATGATTTTCTGTGTGAGATGTTTATAGTTTTCAATGAAAAAATTATACAATATTAAATATAAATCATATTGATGGTTTGTGTTGATATTTATTATATTGTAGTTATACTTGAACCAAACTTACCTGAATTCCTAAGTGAAGTTTTACTAAAGTAAGTTGAACCGGAGATGCTGTTGTTTATGTTAATAATATTAAATATTGATATAAATTATTACTAGAATGTAAAGATATAACTAAAACAAAATACTCTTTTTCTTGTCCTTCTAGTTGGAACGAAACTCAATATGCTTTTGAACTTATATCTTATAATATGAGAAACACACCAAAATTATATGATGTTAATTTATATTATGATGAAATAATAAATGACTAAAATAGAACAAACAAAAAATGAAACATTAGATAATCAAATTCAGGTGTGAGAAAAAATAGAAACTATTTATCCTGAAATTATACAAACTCCAGATTATGGTTATTGAGTTAATCAAAATACTATTGATTGACAAGTAGCAATAAGAAATTTAAATAATTGATGATGAAAATATTATTGTTGAAGTTTTGTGTCGCCTTTAAGTGTTTGAAATTATAGTATTACTTGAATATGATTTAAACCAAAAATGATAATATTTCAAGCAATATATTCTAGTAATAATGGAAGTATGAGTTGGTGACAAACTAATTGAGTTAATAGTTGAGCTTTTTTTCATTTTTATTTAAATTGAACACCATATTATGATCTAACTTCAGCTGTAATTTATGTAAGAAATAGTAGCGGAACAACCACATCCGCATCATTTGTAAGTTGTGATAATGATTGATTTACTATAAATTTTCTTAATGCTTGATTTAAAAGCAATATTCATTATCAATGTTATTGATAACACTTGATTTATAATATAAAAAATATATATACATAATATTTAATTGTTTAAAAAAAAAATGGTATCATATACACCAGAACAACAAAGATATAGGGACTATATAAAATCAAATTTAAATAAACTTGATAGGTCAAAATTTTCACAATTAAAACAAGATAAAACAGCATATAAAGATTTTTTAAAAACCTGAAAAATATCAGACACTTATTTTATTCAGCCAACCAAACCTGTAAATAAAATACAACCTGTAAATAAAATACAACCTGTAAATAAAATACAACCTGTAAATAAAATACAACCTGTAAATAAAATACAACCTGTAAATAATAAAACTGTTAATAATTTAAACAACATAAATTTTTGATATTGAACTACTCCAGAATATAGAGAAAATAGAGATAATTATATAGCACAACAATTATGACTAACATCATCTAATTTAGATAAAAACAAATTATTTAATTGGATAAAATGATTATCAACAAATAAAAACGACCAAGATATATTAAATACAACAAACAATATATATAACAAGTATTTATTATATAAAAAAAACACAAATAATCAACCTGTAAATAATAATGTTTTACAAGCTAAACCAACACTAACACAAAATTTATTGTTTGAGAGTATGATAAATTGAGAAAACATCCACGATAGTGATATTATCAATTCAAACCTATATAAAAAAGCAAAACAAGATTTTGATTTATATAATCAATATAAAAATTATCAAGTAAGTGATTTTCAACAATTATTAAAACAATGACAATTTTTTGATAATCCTAATGTTTATAATTATTTAATAAAAGACCCAACAATTGCAAACAAAATAAATTATGCAATGAAATTAAACACAATAAATTGAGAAAACACCAATTTATATAATAGTTGAGTAAGACAAACATACAAAACAATAATAGATAACTCTGAAATTTCAAAAGCACTAAATGATTGAACTCTAAGTTGAGATGAATTATTACAATTAACAACAAATGAAGAAACTAGAGCATTACAAAACCAATTAAACCAACAACAAATTGAATATAATAAACTAAAAGCAGCTTGGGATAGTATAGAAAATGACATAGAAGAAGAATTTAAATGAACTTGAATAACCACAAGTATGAAAGCACAAATAATAGCAAATAGAAGGAAAACAATACTTCCAGAACTTACAAGATTAGAAAACGATATAAATAACACTTATTCATTATATACAGAAGCAAAAAGAGAGTCATTAAGTTTATTTAATATCAATTTATGAATATATAAAAATGCACAATCAGAAATAGATAAACTAATACAATTAGAAGAACAAAAAGCTTACAATGAATATCTTACACAAGACCAAAGAATTTACAACGAAAAATTAAGAAATCAAGAACTAGAACAACAATATTTATATCAATATTGAGATATAAATTCTACCAATCCTAATATACAAAATATAGCTATTGAAAGAGCAGTATCAGATATGTATACAAAATACCCATTACCTTGACTTGAAAGTCAATCTGTAAAAGTATCAAAAGTAAAAGATTTAATAAAACAATGAATGAGTCCGGCAGAAGCTATAAAAAATGTAGAGTATGAAATAAGAAGCTCACAAAGATTTAAAGATTATTTATTAAATGAAAAAAACAAAAATATTTCTCCTAGTAAGTTGTTTGAAGTAAACCCTTGAAATATTTTGGTAGATAGTAATTGAAATGTTATTTATAATTGAACATCACAAACTACAAATAATTGAAATGTTATTTATAATTGAGCATCACAAACCACAAATAATTGAAATGGAGCAATATGAATAGATTTTTCTAATAATAGTGAAATAATAAACACACACAAAAATATAGGAGCTTTTTTAAATAACAATCCTACTTGAATAACACGATGAATAAGCGATGAATTAAAAAAATTGTTTGATGAATATTGAATTAGGTATTCAAAATGAACTAGTAGACCAAAAAATGAATGATGAAATTATATAAAATTTGCAACAGTGGATGATTGAATGATGGCTTATAAACTATCTTTAATGCATCCTTGATGAAAAAACAATGTAAATGTTTATGAAAGATTATATAATCGAACTAGTTGATGAGATAAAAACACACCAGAAGAAACAAAAAAAGCAAATAAAAGACAATATGCCGAAAGTCTTATGAAAATAGCTTGAATAGAAAAATGAAAAACATTTGAACAAATTACAGAGGAACAATTAAACAGACTAATGACAGCACAGATAGAAAGAGAAAGTCCTTGATTTTTAGATGAAATTCAAAAAGCACAAAATAATAGTTTAAATAAAGAAACAGATAGTTTAATATCTAGAGATGAACTTATTACACTAGAAGCATTAAAAGAAGTTAGTTGATTAGATGATAAACAAAGAAATGAAAAAATAAATTTATTTAAAAAATACTATCGAACACAAGATTTTTATAGACAAAACAATAAACTTTATAATGTGTTAGATGAAATTATAAGAGGGGAGTCAATATCTCAATCGGTTTCTGATAAGGATATAGAAAACCTAAAACAATCGTTAAATTCATTTATTAAAAGCGGATGAAAAAATGAAAATATTTTAATAAAAAAATTTAAACAAATTGTTTTGCAGTCTAAAAAGGGAGATTATTTGGCACCATTAAAAGAATATGAATTTGTAAAAAACTATACGGATATATTAAAAAAATATGCTAATAATAAAAAAACTAATTGGATTAAATCACAAATAAACAATTTACGACAAGAATTTTGATTGAACACAAATCTAACAGAATATAATACCTATTTACAAAAATGAAATTTAAACGAGATACTAAAACTTGCTTGAACCACATTTACCGATAATTTTGTAGAAAGAATTTGAAATATTAATGTAAGTTTAAAAGACTCACCAGAAGTGGTAAAAAGTAAAACTAATGCAATGTTGGAAATGGAAAAAACAGCGATTAAACCTATAATAGATTTAATATGAGAAGATGTTTTAAATAAAATATATAGTACAAATACCAATTATGTTAATAAAAATATAATTGATTTATTTAATGAATATTATGGAAATGGAAAATAAAATGCCTTATTTAAATAATTCATTTAATCAATACCTTGCATATTGAAATAGTGAAAAATGAAATTTTATAGACAAAACAATAAACCAATATATTACAAATTGAAACGACACACCTTCAAAAAAAAGATGACGAGCTATAAACAAAATGAGAAATTCATATTGATGAGAGGATAATATAATATCAAGATTTTTTGATAGTGATTACACAAATATAGACGACAAAAGAATTGTTTGAGATTGGATTGAAAACTGATGAAAAAAAGAGGAAATAGAAAATTTTATAATAACAAAATACCCAAATTTAAATAAAGTTTTTTGATTAAAAAACGAAATAAATTTAAATAATGTAGATACGGAAAGAATAAAAAAGTTTATTGATAAATGAAAAGAACTTTGAAAAACAAAAGAACAAATAAAATTTGCATATTTAAAAGCATTAAAAGATTGAGTTTTTGATACAAACGACACTTCGAGACTACAACCAATAACTCCACCACCACCACAAAAATCTATTTTAGATAACCCAATTATAAACAACCCCATCACAAGATGAGTTTGAGGTGTAATATGAGATACAGCACATTGAGTTTTGTGAGTTTGAGCTTGATTGTTTAATTTATGAGCAAAAGCAATAAACGGCTGATATAATTTATTTACAGATAACAAAACAGAACCACGACAAACTGAAAATTTGATGGATGTAGTAAAAAGGGAGTGAATAGTAAACCCTTTTACAAATGAAGTTATTTTAAGATGAGAATGAGACGGCCAAGAAATAAAAAAAACCAATATAGCACAAGATTTATTAGAAATTGGTGCTTGAACAGCGGAAGCGGGAGTAAATATGTTGTTCCCTAAAATAAATTCTATATTTAATATAATTTGAGAAACAGAAAAGTGAAAAGAAATTTTATCTCATCCAGCAACCTGACCTATAATAGGTGCGAGTTTATGATTATTGTCTAAAAATTGGAAAACAGTAGTTGCTTGATGAGTTTTGTGATGATTACCAAATGTAGTAGATAATGTAGTAAATAATCTTTGAAAAGGATTAGAAGAAAAAGATAAAGAAAATATTAAAACCGTTATTGTAGATTGAATTTTTTCGTTTTTATGAATAAATTGAAAAACAAAAAAAGAAACAAATAAAATAGAACAAACAATTATGTGAAAATCTAGCTGATGAGATGATTGAATAACTTGATGAAATTGAATAACAGAAAAAACCAATATTATAAAAAAATGAAATAAGTGACGAAACATAAAACAATGAATAACAAGAGACTTACCAATTAAAATAACTGAAAATTTTCTTTGATTAACTCCAACCGAAAGACTAGAAATAGAAGGTATTACTTGAAAACCTGCTAGTGTTTTTGTATTAGAAAAAAACTTATCAAAAAATAAAGAAGTTTTATTAGAACAAGTATCAAAATTATGAGACGATGCTTATAATTGAATTACGGAAAAATTAGAAAAAATACCACAAAAAAAGACAGAAAGNAAGGTTGCTGTCAAAATGTTGGAAATTATGGAAAAAGAAATGAGTAAAAGCGACATTTTATCAACAGAGTATGAGGATTATATAACAAAACTACAACATATGATAAGCGAGTGAAAGTTTGATATTTTAGAAAAAAATGCTATTAGAAGAGATTTTGATAGAATAATATGAAATAAAATTTATGATAGTAAATGAAGAGTTCATTGACAAGAAAACAAGGTGCTTGATAGTTGGAGAAGAAAATTGTCTGATGAAATACAAGAAGAAGCACTACAAAATGGTATTGATATAAAAAAATTAAATAATGATTTAAGAACATCCGTTGTTATGAGAAATGCAATATTGAGACAAATAAGTCAAGAAAGAAAAAACAATTATTTATGACTACAAGATATTGGAATTTGAGCTATATTGTGAAATACAAAACCAATAACAGCAATTTGAGTTATTACTTGAAAAAAGATAGTAGAGAAAAAAATACCACAAATAGCACAAAAACTTTACAATTTAAATAAAAATGAATATCTAAAATCTAATCTTCGTAGGTGAGTTGTTATAAATCCGAAAGATACTACAAATTGATTTTCTATAAAAACTAACAATATTATCAATAAGGATAATTACACATTAAACAAAACAGAAAAAGAAACAATTAAAAAACCTACAAAAGAAACAAACATAAATAATAAAGAAAATATAGACAATAAAGAAAATATAGATAATAAAACAAACATAGACAATAAAGAAAATATAAATAATAAAACAAACATAGACAATAAAACAAACATAGATAATAAAGAAAATATAAATAATAAAACAAACATAGACAATAAAACAAACATAGATAATAAAGAAAATATAAATAATAAAGAAAATATAAATAATAAAACAAATATAGACAATAAAACAAACATAGATAATAAAGAAAATATAGATAATAAAGAAAATATAAATAATAAAAAAATAATTAAAAAACCTACAAAAGAAACAAATATAGATAATAAAAAAACAATTAAAAAACCTACAAAAGAAACAAATATAGACAATAAAAAAACAATTAAAAAACCTACAAAAGAAACAAATATAGATAATAAAGAAAATACAAAATATTTAATCAAAAAAGATTGAAACACAAAACAAAATCGGTTCGACAAAGAACCAACAAAAAGATACTCACAAGATTTTGATTGAAAAAATCCAAGATTTTGATTTAATCAAACTGATGAGATAATAACAAGACAAGAAGCTAAAAAAATTATAAAAAAATACAATGAAAATGTCGAAGTAAAATCTAATAAATGATTTGAAAAAACTACAAATGCTTTTTATAAAAAATGAGAAATATACTTATGAGATAAAATAACAGTGGATGCACCATATCACGAAATAATACATTTTTTTACTGAAATATTATCCAAATGACAAGTTGATGAAATTCTTGATGATATTATAAAACAAAAGAAAATAACACAANAGGAAGTTGATTTATATAATAAAATTGTNAGGGAAAAATTTGCAAAACAATGAAAAAAATTCAAAGACTTAACAATAAGAGANTATGCGGAAGAAAGTTTAGCAGATTGATTTTATAATTTTGCTACNAATAGAAGAGTATGAGTTTTTTGAAAAATATACGATTTGTTTATTGATTTTTATAAATATTTAACTTGAAGACTTTCAAAAAAACAAATCTCTCTTTATAGAAAGATTTTAAAATGAAATTTTAAACACATTGTATATAAGTGAGACATAAAAAAACCATCAAGATTAAAACTACAGCAAACAATTGAAAAAAAAGATTATGAGATAAAGGACTATTTAAAATTTAAAAAACATAGTGAAACATACGCAAAATTTATAAGAGAAAATTTTGCAGGTGCATTTGAAAATAAAAAATTAAACAAATATTTATATGAATTAGTAGATAATAAAGAAAAAAGTATATTTGTAGAAGAATTAAAAAAACAAAATAAAACAAAAGAATTAATTTATTTTGTAAATAACAAATTTAATATTTTAAACGAAACAAAAACAAACAAAACAGTGTCTGAATTGTTTGAAGAAGTTTGATATAATTTTTATGAAACACCAACACCTAGTGATGTTGAAAAATTTAGACATTACTATAAAGGAGATGAATTGATTTGCACATATAAAGATACTTTAGGTAGAACAACAAACAATTATGTATTTTTTATAGTAAAGAAAAATGTAAATAAAATTAGAAGAAGCACAAATCCACAAAGAGAAGACGAATATTGAACCTCCGTTTTGTCTATACAAGTTTCAAAAGATGACAAAAGAAGTATTAAAATAATAAACAGATATAATCACTCAGTAGGCTCTCCCGATTATACTTATGGTTGAAATTTAGATGTAATAAATCCTTGATTGATAGATGCTTTTAATAAAAAATATAATCTTTTATTATGAAAAAAACAAGAAACACAACCAATTGGTTTGGATAATTTTTTATTTATTGAAAACAAAGAACAAGATAAATTTCATTATTATATAAGAAAAACACGAAAAGAATATTTTTGAATAAATAAAATTATAAATGCGGACACATTAAAAATAAGAGAATTTCAGCCAGAAAAATATACAACAGTTGGTGGTTATATAATATGACAAAATTTAAAAGAAACATTAGAAATAAACTGAAAAGAAAGCGAAAAATTTTTAACAAGTTTTTTTGATAAAACAACAAGAGTAGTTTTTGATAAAAAAACAAAACAAATAACATCAGTAGAAACAGATTTAGAAGAAATATGAGGTGATTTTTTATTTAATAATGATTCATTAGAAGAATTCAATGCTCCTAAAGTTAAAAATATATGAAGTGATTTTTTAGAAAGCAACAAATCATTAAAAGAATTTAATGCTCCTGAACTTAAAGAAATATGAAGTAAATTTTTATTTAATAATGATTCATTAGAAAAATTTAATGCTCCTAAACTTGAAAAAATATGAGATTATTTTTTAGTTGATAACAATTCATTAAAAGAATTCAATGCTCCAGAACTTAAAAAAATATGAGATAATTTTTTAGAATGAAACAAATCATTAGAAGAATTTAATACTCCTAAAGTTGAATATATATGAGATTATTTTTTACGGAACAACAATTCATTAAGAAAATTTAATGCTCCTAAAGTTGAATATATATGATATAGTTTTTTACTAAACAACAATTCATTAAGAGAATTTAATGCACCTGAACTTAAAAAAATACGAAGTAGTTTTTTAGAAAATAATAAAATATTAAAAACATTCAATGCTCCTAAACTTGAAAAAATATGAGATAGATTTTTACAAAGCAACAAATCATTAAAAATTTTTAATACTCCTAAAGTTGAAGAAATATGATATAGTTTTTTACTAAACAACAATTCATTAAGAGAATTTAATGCACCTGAACTTAAAATAATATGAGATAATTTTTTAGAAAAAAATAAAATATTAGAAAAATTCAATGCACCAAAACTTAAAATAATATGAAATAGTTTTTTACGAAAAAACAATTCATTAGAAAAATTTAATGCTCCTGAACTTAAAGAAATATGGGGTGAATTTTTACAGAACAACAATTCATTGAAAGAATTTAATGCTCCTAAAGTTGAATATATATGATATAGTTTTTTAGAAAATAATAAAATATTAAAAGAATTCAATGCTCCTAAGCTTAAACATATATGAAGTGATTTTTTAAAAAATAATGAAATATTAAAAATTTTCAATGCTCCTAAACTTGAAGAAATATGAAATTATTTTTTACTAAACAACAAATCATTAGAAGAATTTAATACTCCTGAACTTAAAAAAATATGACATGATTTTTTACAAAGCAACAATTCATTAAAAATTTTTAATGCTCCTGAACTTAAAGAAATAGGAGATTATTTTTTACAAAGCAACAAATCATTAAAAGAATTTAATGCACCAAAACTTGAAGAAATATGAGGTTATTTTTTACAAAACAACAATTCATTAAAAGAATTTAATGCACCAAAAATTAAAAATATATGAAATAGATTTTTACAAAACAATACATCATTAAAAGAATTTAGTGCTCCTAAAGTTGAATATATATGACATGATTTTTTACAAAGCAACAATTCATTAGAAAAATTCAATGCTCCAGAACTTAAAAAAATATGACATAGTTTTTTATCAAACAACAATTTATTAAAAGAATTTAATGCACCAAAAGTTGAAGAAATATGAGATTATTTTTTACGGGACAACAATTCATTAGAAAAATTCAATGCACCAAAAGTTGAAAAAATATGAAGTAATTTTTTATCAAACAACAATTTATTAAAAGAATTTAATGCTCCTAAACTTGAAATAATAACAAATAATTTTTTACCAAACAACAAATCATTAAAAATTTTTAATACTCCCCAATTAAAAGATATACGGAATGATTTTTTAGAAAACAACAAATCATTAAAAGAATTTAATGCTCCTGAACTTGAATATATATGATATAATTTTTTACCAAACAACACATTATTAGAAAAATTTAATGCTCCTAAACTTAAAGAAATATGATATAATTTTTTAGAAAAAAATAAAATATTAAAAGAATTTAATACACCAAAACTTAAAAAAATATGACATAGTTTTTTACAAAATCATAAAAATAGAAAAAGAATAATAAAAGCAATAAAAAACAAAACAACGACAGATTTATAATTTAAAATAAAAAACTTAAAAAGTCTTGCAAAATTTTTATATATCATTATAATAAACAATGACAACACGAACTAAAAAAAACAAACCATGAGAAAATTGTATAGAAATAATAAAAACTTGATTTTATGATGACACACAAAACCGAAATGATATAAAAATATGGTGGGATGATGGAGGTGTGGGAACTATGTGGAATAAAAGACATTTAACTTTTTAATTAAAAAAAAATGAGTCAACAAATCATTAACAACGGAGAAAGTGGACAGGTTGTAAGAAATAAAATAAACGGAAATTTTACTGATTTGTATAATACAAAAGTAGATAAAATAACTTGAAAAGGATTGTCTACTGAAGACTATACAACAGAAGATAAGAATAAACTTTCTTGAATAAACGAAATCGATATAATAACAAATACAAACAATAGACATTTTCACAACAATAAAAACATACTTGATAATACAACAGCAAGTTATACTATAACAGAACAAACAAAACTTTCTTGAATAGAAGATGGTGCGGAAGTCAATATAACCGAAAATATAAATGCTTGAACTAATATAATTGTAAATAGGGTATGAAAAGATATAACAATAAGTGCTATTTGAGGAGGTAGTGGAGATATGTCTAAATCTATTTATGATACAGATAATGATTGAATAGTAGATAATTCAGAAAAGCTAGGAAATCAAACTTGAGATTATTATTTAAAT